GTGGCATCTCCAGCCGGGAAGGTAATCACGTAGAAGGTATGCCCGTCCTCAGCGTAGCAGTACCCGAAAGCATCCGAATAAGTGGTCATGCGGTTGATACGATAATTGATGGATGGGGGTGAAATGATCTCCGGCGTGTACCCTTTCACCCGCACGATTCCAACCATCTCCGACGAATCGCCGGATCTCTGCCATGCGAGGAAGAACATGCTGTTGTCTCCCCTCGCCACGGTCCAGGGGGCATTGGTCCCGTAGTCGATGACGGCTCCGTAAATGCGGAGGAACGGGGAACCTACTGATGTCGATATCCCCGCATTGTACCAGACCTCAGTGCTTGTCTGCTTGATGAGCCACAACTGCTGATGCAGATTTTCAACAGCCATCAGGAGGTCCGGTGTCGCGCTCACGGGGGACGTGGCGAGGGCATTCCAATTCGTGCCATCGTAGAGGTTGGACACGTTATAGGACATGCTATCAGGGACCACGCCAACAAAGTACCCGTCGATATAGGCGAGCATGTCGCACGGATTGGTGATCGCCGTGAACGTGCCTGCCGTCACGTCATAGATGTAGGTGTCCACCCCGTCCGAAATGGCAAGCTGATCCCCGCCGACACCGGACACGGCAAGGCCGTTATTCTTCATGGAAACCCTGCCGCTCGATGTGAAGAGTGTTCCGAGGGCAGAGGAAACAGACCCGTCGGTGTCCACGGAGTACAGGGAGCCGCCAGCCACGGCGTAGAGCAGATTGTTGAACGGGTGCATGCCACGAATGGGGGTGCTGCCGATGGTGCTGAACAGTTCGGTTCCCGGTGTTCCGCACAGGGTCACAACGGACTTGCCGCCCTCCTTATGCAAGCGGGGGTAGAAGTTGACGGACCTGTCCGAGCTTACGTTGTAGCTCTTGTCCGGGTCCGTGGGTCCAAGAAAGTTCAGCTTCATGCGCTACTCGTCCGTATAGATGTTGTAACCGCCACCCGAACAGGGAATGTCGATCTTCGACTTGGACTGTGTAGAGTTTACGGCTCTGATCGCCCTGATGCCGTTCCCGGCAATCTCGGTTATATGCGGGGGAGCCATCTCTGTCGGCTTTCGGTACAGGGGCCACAGGCGAATGGCAAGGTTGTAGACTATCGCCTCTTCGTACATCTCCTCGAAAGTGAACTCCTGCGTAAGATCCGCAAACTCGGTGAGAATCTTCTGGCTCACGAAATAGAGCGTATACGCCTTGTTCGGCGAGTAGTAGAGATAGATCGTTCCGGTGTGGGTGTCTTGCTGCGGGGCTCCTGGGTCGTATGCGAGATAGCCTGGAATCCCCTGCTCCGACTTGTCGCGGTAGCAGAGGTACTGCGCCACTTCGATGATGTCGAGCGGGTGGTCCATCCCATCGGAATCCTGGACATAGGCGTAGGTGATCCTGATCGGCTTCACTGTGTCGATGGTCGCGCCCGAACCGATGGTGTACGATGCGGTGCCTGCGGTGAGGGTGTGGTCTTCTTTCGTGGAGGCGCGGACAAGAAGTTTTTGCGCCGACCATGCCCTGAGCATCCGGTTAAGCGCACGGAGCGCCTTGTTCATCTCCCACGCCGGGGGGGTCTGGTCCAACTGGGTAGCGCCGACAAGACTCAATGCGTCAACAATGATGTCCTGGGCCGTGAGGTCCATTACTTTCCTTTCGCCCTACCCGGCTTCCTTGCGGTCTTGGGTGACTCCTTCGGCTCAGATTCTTGTGCTGTCGCCGGGATCGACCCGACCGCCGAGAAATCCATGTCCTTGCCGCTGAGTGATTCGATGGAGGCAAGCTTCATCTCCATGAGCCGCAGTTCTTCTTTGGTCTTTGCGATCTTTTCCCTGAGTTCATTGGCTTCCGACTTCTGCACAGGCTTTGTGCTCCACCCTTTTTCGAGATGGGCAAGCATCTCTTCCCTGCTCAGAACAGCCTTGTATATCCCCGATTCGTGGTACAGCATCTTCGGGTATTCCTTGAAAACCTTCGCCATCGTCTATCTCTCCTTGGTCTGTGCTTCATCGTGCCTGGGCTGCGAAAGAAGGAACTCATGGTAATTGCCTTCCCACGCTTTTGTCCCGTAGTGCTTGATCGTTATGTCCGGTTCGACATAAACGGGAATCCCGGCACGCTTACATCTTATGCAGAAACTTGTATCTTCTCCATATGGCTGGTGCTCTTCGAGAAGATGCCCGAAATAGTTCATGGTCTTTATCTTCTCCCCGTTGACCTCCCCGATGTAGTAGCTCTCGGGAAATGCCGCGTCGAGCCGCAGGAAGACTTCTTTCTTGATCTTCATGAAACCCGTGGGAACGATGAGTGCCTGTATCAAGCCATCATCCGTTACGATGGGGTATCCGTTGCTGTCCGTGTCGATGATGCAGCCGTAGAAATCCCAGTTGTTTTTGCAGGGATATCCTGCTCCGACAATGGGAACGTCGCGGGATAACAGCTTGATAAAGCCTTCCACCTTCCATTCCTCGTCCGAGTCGATGAAAACCAGCTCGTCGTAGTCCGATTCCTTGAACCGTTTGGCAATCTGGTTTCTCGCCCTCCAGACATAGGCATCCCCATCGAGCGCCCAGAAATCGAGTTCCAGGTTGTCGAGGTAGCGCCCAGCGAAATATGTCGTGACTGCCAGCGATTTGATATACGGCGACCACCCGTGGTGATCGTAGAACGGTGTTGCGATGACGATCTTCCTTGTTTTTTTCATTGCGCCTCCCTTATTGTCCTCTGTAGCCGCCCATGAGAGCGCCTATGTAGTCGTAGTCAACGCCCCTGATGGTGGGCGTGAACATGCCGGTCCTTGCGATGCTGGCATTCTTCGCTTCTTCGAGAATCAGATTGTTTGCCTCGCAGTAATCATAGATGTCCGTGCCGGGGATGGGCCTGAAGTAGAACGGACTGCCGTGCTCCGGCTGTATCTCGTCGATCATCATGGCGGTTGCGAGGGAATCCCGCCTCGTTTCGGTGGGCAGACCGTACATATAGGTGGCGAACATCTTTATGCCGTGCTTTCTGCATATCTTCGCCGCCTGAAGGTTCTGCTCTACCGTCGTGTCCTTCTTGATAAAATCGAGAATCCTTTGGCTCCCGCTCTCAAGTCCGACCTGGATCCAATCGAGTCCGATGGATGCAAGCCGCTCGACCATGCCCTCGTTTCGGCATATGATGTCGGCCCTGCTCGCCGCAACTATCGGCTCGGTGAACCCTTCCGACTCGTACAGGTCGCAGAACCGCATCACCCATTTCCGGTTCAGTGTGAACGTGTCATCCCAGAAGGTGATGCTCCTGAAATCGTACTTCTCCTTAAGTGAATGCAGTTCCGTGATGACGTTCTCCGGGCTTCTCATGCGGTGAGGTTTTCCGAAAACGGAGTTCTCCGCAGGCTGACAGTACGAGCAGCGGTACGGGCAACCCCTCCCGGCAATCATGGTGACGGATGGTATCGGATGATCCGGCGCGAAGGTACAGGTGAGTTCCCTGTGGTAATCGAACAGATCACGCGCCTCATGAGGCACCTTGTCAAGATCGGGTTTTTTCCCAACGACAATATCGGGCCATTTCGCCCCGTTCTCCGCGTCCCTTGCAAGATCTAGCATGGTGATCTCGCCCTCGCCGCGAACGATGGTGTCTATCCCGTAGCCGAGATACTTATCGGGGAAGATGGTGGGATGAATGCCGCCAACGACTATCCTGCATTCGGGGTGAGTCTTTCTGATGGTCATTGCGGAAAGGAGCGCTATGTAATGATCTACGGATGAAGCCGAGAGGCCGTAAATGTCAGCATCTTCGCGCTGGATGATGGACGCGAAGTGATCCAATCCGCTCAACTGGCGCATGTCGATCAGGGATACGTCGTGGCCTGCTTCTATAAGTGATGCTCCGATTGATGCGATGCCGTGGGCAATCCAGCTTCCTTCCCTATCGCCGTCCGGCCTGTCGCTGTTGAATCCCGCCACACCGACACCGACATAAACAAGAACTATCTTCATGCAAGCCCTCCGGGGCAAATAAAAAAGGAGAGGGGCAAAACCCCTCTCCCGGTAAAACCTTTGTTACGCGGAACCCTTGATGAGCCCTGACGCAACCAATGCGGCACGAAGCTCATTGACGAGCGTCACGATGGCGTTGGCCTGGGTGCTGGTACTGAAGCCAAACGCATTGCTGGTCGTAGGCGCCGTGGTAGCTACCGCAGTCTGTGCCGCGCCCGAGCGCTGCACGATGGGGGTTACGCCGTAGAAGCTGATCTTATCGGTGGTAGCGCCGCCGAGGGAACAACCGTCGGGATTGCCGTCACCGATTACCTTCTTGTTGCTGGTGATTTCAGATGCGGGTGCGTTTGTGGACATTGTTCATCCCTCCTTAAGCGCCGAAGATGCGCACGGCCATCTCGGGCCTGGTCGTTTTCCATCCGCACAGAACGTCGATACGGCAGGGCAGAGAGTCATTGCTGATGTCGTACTGCCGCACAATCCTCATGGAGATGCCGTCGAAGCTTTCACGGGCCGAGAAGTCCACACCCTTGGGCATGATCAGGTCGGCGGTTGCCAAGGTGAAGGCATCCTTGTGATACGCGAGGTTCTGTGTGTAGTTCCCGGCGGTCGCGCCGCTTCTGATGGTGATCTGCGATCCGTCCGCAACATCGCCGGTGGAGCTGTAAACCGTGGCCTTCGCCGTGGTGCCGTTCTCGTTGAAGAGGATGGGCGGAGAGATGGAAATATCGAACGAGCTGGTGCTGATAGTGGCATCCTCGGTGACAACGAAGGGCTGAAGCTGGCCAGTGGACTCGCCGGTTTCCGGGTTCACACTGTAGACACCTGCGATGTCGAAAACGGTCCCTTTCTCAAGGGTGCCGCTTCCGTCAGAGGTCCACTTGCAGGTGAGGG